CGCAGCATTGACCGTCCTTGGGTGCAGGTGGTGGCCCCCGATGGGGATGTCCTGTTCCCGGCGTATGCTACCGACCCGCAGCGTGCCCCCTATTGCTTCTGGCGTTGCTTGATGACCGCTCAGGAGCTTCGCAACAAGATTAGCTCCGAGGGCTGGGACGCCGACTGGGTGCATTACGTCATCGAGAATTGCAAGGAAGCGGGAGACCCCCTCCGGTTGGAACGTCGTAATCAATTCACCTACACCACAGTAACCTACGATGCGTCGGAGTTGTATGAAGTAGTCTATGGCTACCAGCGACTAATCGACGAAGAGGACAACTCGGAGGGGATCTACTGCACAGTGTTCCATCGTGAAGTGTATGGCAAGCAGGAAGTTCCCGACTTTGCGAAGTTTGAGCTGATGAATGGCTACGAGGACTATCCCTTTGTCGTCACCAAGCTGTCCGAGGACAACAAACGTCTCTACGATATTCAGTCGGTGCCCGAACTGCTGAAGGGTATTCAATGGCAGGTGAAGACGGAGCGCGATAGCCGCACCGACCGCAACAGCCTTGCTACGTTGCCGCCCATCATGCACCCTGTGGGCAATGCCCCGTCTGACTGGGGTCCGGGCCGTTACGTTCCCTATCGCCGCGCAGGCGAGATTCAGTTTGGCCCTACGCCCCCGTACAATCCCGGCAGCGTGGAGATGGAGCGCACCCAGCTAGAACAGGCCGACAAGATTCTTGGCCTCGATGTAAACAACCCGCTGGCTACTGTACAGCAGCAGTATTTTGTGGACAAATTCCTTACGCACGTCCGTGATGTTTTGCGTCTTGCGTACAAGTGCTTCCAGCGTTTCGGCCCCGACGAAGTGTTCTTCCGCGTTACGGGCGTGTCAGATCCGCAGCGTTTCAACAAGGGCGACCCGAACGAGAACTTCGACATCATCATCAACTATGACGTTCTTCAAAACGATCCGGAAAGCGTGGAAGCGCAGCTACAGCAGTTTTCGGCACTCCTGCAAATCGACCGTAACGGTCGTATGGATGTTGATATGCTTCTGGAGCTGGGGGCTGCGGCAATTAATCCTGTCGTCGCGGACTCCATCCTTCGACCCGCTGGGCAAGCCCAAGACCAAATCACCAAGCAAGTTACGGACGACCTCTCTAAGATCTACGCAGGCATTGAAGTTGGTGCGCGTCCGAACGGAGCGCAAATCGCTCTGCAAGTGATCCAGTCGTACACTCAACAGCCCGATGTTATGCAGCGGTTGCAGAACGACCAAGCGTTCCAAGCCCGCTTCCAGAAGTACGTCCAGCAATACCAATTCCAGATGACGCAGACCCAGAACGCCCAGATTGGGCGCATTGGTACTGCCCCTGCCGCGATGGGTGAAACTAACACCCAGACCATGCAACAGACTCCAACTGCCTAATGAAGAAGCCCGATAGCCTCGACTCGCTCATTCACATCGACGCCTATGTCGATTTCCTTCAGGGGGTTTACGCCATTCGCGAATCCCTGATTCAGCAGATGCACGATGTCCCATCTGATCGCATTCAGCAGATTAGCGGACGTATCCTCCAATGCGACGACATCCTCTCTATGGGTGGGTACGATAGGGTTGTTTCTCGTAGAGGTAATGTCTGACACATTGGACGCTACTTATTGTAGCGTCAGGTATGTCTGACAAAACGGCGCGGGCGGCGCGGCCACATATTTGTGGATAACAACTCTATGCCATTCCCAACAGAATGCTTAAAGGAAAACAGCTAATTCCTAAATGGAAACTACTGTTCCCAAAAGAACATAGTATGCCTTAAGCCCAGCAAAATGTTTCTTTTACTTTACGGCTTGTGTTGCCCTTGATGTGGCGGGCAACGGGGGATTGTTAAGGGGGGAAATAAAGCGTGTGTCAAGCTTATTTTGCCATAAATCTATTTATTTACCAAGTGTGACATTTTGTCACACATACAGGTAGTACCAATTTTTCGTTCCCTGTGCTGTGATATGATGCAGCTATCGCCAACGCGAGGCGTTAAAACGCGGAAACCCAAAATGTCTGATGAAGCAACGTCCGTCGCCGGGGACGCTAAAACTTCGGTGGAGTCAGAAAAGTCCAACATGACAGCGAGCCAATACGCGGTTCGCCGTCTCGGTGAGTTGAAGACCAAGCCGGATGGGGCATTGAACCCAGCCAGCCGCCCTCAGCCCACTAGTCAATCCGCGCCAGCGGTAGAGCAGGAAGAGGAGCAGGCAAGCAACGACCAAGCCTCCACTTCTGAGTCTCAACCCGCAGGCAAGGACGTTCCTTCACAAGTCGAACTCTCGGAACTCTCCGATGAGGATATTGCAGAACTAGCTCAGAAGGGTAAGTCTGGGCTGCTGAAGCGCATTGCTGAACTTACAGCCAAGCGAAAGCTCGCCGAGGAGAAGGCAGCGCAACTGGAAGCCTACATGGCCCAGCAGCAGAACAACAAGCCCCTTGAGCCGAAAGTAGAGAACAACCCCTACGCTAACATCGCCTCTATTGAGGACTTGGGCAAGAAGGTTCAGGAAGTGAATGATGTTGTTGAGTGGGCAGAGGATGTTCTGGATCGCGCTGAAACCCTTGGCTACGAAGACATCGCAGCTACGGTTGATGGCCGCGAACTGACTAAGGCTCAGGTAAAGGAGACTCTTCGTAACGCCCGCAGGGCTCGCGATAAGTACCTCCCGGCGCAGAAGAAGGAGATTGAGGCTGTAACCCAGCGTAAAGGTCTCCGCTCTGCTTTTGAGCAACAGGCTCTCAAAGAGCTTGAGTGGCTGTCTTCGCAAGAGGACAACGACATCAAGCGCCAATTCTTTGCAATGCTTAACGATCCGCGCCTCAAGGATGCGGAGAAAGTGTTGCCGGAAGTGGCTCCTCAGTTGCCTTACATCTTGGCCCATGCGGCCAATTCGATGTTTGCACGCAAGGTGATTCCGTTGGACGGCAAGCCGTCCCCCAAGCTGACGCCTCCCGGCGCACCGTCAAACACGGCTGCTGCTGGTGATCGGACGCCATCTGCGGGAGAACGAAGTGTAAAGGAAGTGTCTAAGCGGTTGGCGGACTCAGGAAGCGTAAGTGACTTCATCGCTCTTCGTGCGGCACAACTCTCAAAACGCGTAAGGTAAAAGTTTTTACCTTAAGCAAATTCCCACTACAACAATGGCTTTTTCAAATACTTACGATACGACTAATCCGGGCTCCGCTGTTTCCAACCGCGAAGACCTTCTCGACGTCCTGACGATCCTCGCCCCCGAGGAGACTCCGGTTCTCTCGTCTGCTGCTAAGTCTAAGGCGTCCGCTACCTTCGTGGAGTGGACCGTTGACAGCCTCTCGGCTCCCGTCACCACGGGCGTTGCGGAAGGTTCCGATGTCACGGTGTTCACGGACAAGTTTGCCAACCGCGCTCGTCTGGGTAACTACATCCAGAAGTTCCGCCGCGATTATATGGTGTCCGACCTTCAGAACGCTGTTGATAGCGTTGGTCCGGCCAAGATCGCTCAGGCTGAGGCTAAGGCTGTCCGCGAGATCAAGCGCGACATCGAGGCGACCCTATGCTCCACCAACGACCGTACGGTTGAAGATGGTGCTGGTACGCCCTACGGCCTGCGCGGCCTTGGTGACTGGATTGACTCGTCCGGTCCGTCGGATGTTCCGTCCACCTACCGCACCCCGTCTGGCTCCATCCACGCTTCGGGCACCTTCAATGAGACGGTGTTGAACAACCTCATCACCTCGATCTACCGCGTTACGGGTACGTCGAACGGTCTGACGCTGGTTGCTGACACGGCCCTGCGCCGCGTTATCAGCGACTTCGCTCGCACGTCTGGTTCCAACGACTACTCGGTTCGCCGTGTGGCGTACGAGGGTGGCGAGGCGACGATTAAGCTGTCGGTTGAACTCTATGAGTCCGACCACGGCATCGTGTCTATCGTCAACATGAACCCGGACTGCGCGCCGGACACCACGAACAAGGACACGGGCTACCTCGTGAATCCGGAGTTTTACGGTGTTGCGGAGTTGATTCCGCTCGGCTCGACCCGTCTGCCGAACCTCGGTGGTGGCGAGCGCGGTTATGTTGACTGCGCCCTCACCCTGCTGGTTAAGCATCCGGGCGCGCATGGTAAGATCACTGTGCTCAGCTAACCCTTAGCTTAGGAGATTACTAACATGGCTAAACTCACGATTAACGAAGCCGCCGCTGGCTTCACGCACAAGGTTGCGTTTGATTACATTGACCTCCAGCGTTCTGGTTTTCTCAGCACCATTGGTGCGGCGAACCAGTTTAAGGCTGGTAAGCTCGGGGCTGGTGGTATCGTTGATACTGCCGTCTTTTATCAGGTGGTTGACCCCGCTGGTACGGCTGACCTCACCATCGACTTCGGCGTTACCGCCGCTGATCCGGATGAGTTCATCGACAACGGCGATGTTGACGCCCTAACGAAGGTTATCTGGAACACGGGCGATGCCTTTGTCGGCACCGACTCGGGTGCTGGGACGACCTCGAATGTTGTCAATGGCTATGCTAACAACACGGCTGCTGCGGTTGACCTGATTGTTGAGTTCAACGGCACGGTTGCCAACCTCACGGCTGGTAGCTGGGTTCTGGCTTGGCGTCAGATGGAAGTCCCGACCTCGTAAACACTTCTTGTGTTAGAATAAGCCACCCGCTTAACTGGGGGTGGCTTTTTTATGCATATCAAAGTAGCCCAACCCGAGTTTTCCAAAGAGGAAATTGACGCCGAACTCCGCAAGGAAATCGTTCGTAGTCTTGAGATTGAGAAGGCAACGGAGATTGAGCGTGTTAATGTAGCTAGGGCGCAGGCGGGCATGATGCGCGATCACAAGTCTATTCCCGGCTTGGGTAAGTGTGTGGGCGTTATGCCTGCCCGCGAATACTTCCGCTTGGTGAAAAAGTATGGGCATGAGACGGTGCATAGCCGGGAGTTCATGTCGTATTTCAACAAGAAAATGCCAGAGCTTTCGCCTAACAAAGCATGACCAATCGCACATACGCAGACCTGTTTGACCTCATCGAGTCGCTTGCTGGCGTCGATGAGTTTGCGCCTACAGAAACGACAAAGATCTTGGCGATGGCTAATCGTCGTCTGCGTCAGGCGTATGATGCTTGCGACATCTGGCCGCGCTACCAACGGCTTGATGCCCGTCCTGCTCCGGATGGCTATGTTCCGTATAGCTATGATGCGTCTAATGGCGTCCGCATGGCGTCTGCCGCGAGCCGTGACGGAACAACTGTAACCTTCACTACTGGCGGTGTTGACTTCGATGTCATTACGGGCCAGAAAGTAACGATTAGTGGTTTGTCTGGATCTGTTAATCCAAATGGCGTCTATGACATTACATCGGTAGATGGACAAACCGTAACCTACGAACTTGCCACCGGAACCGGAACTGAAACCTACACGGGCACGGGCCTCCTCACGCCAGTTACCATTCCAGACGTTGAGGTATTTGTCCGCCTCCACGACCGCAACCCCGTCAGCGGCACGGGTGGCAACGAGTACGACTTCTTTGTCGATACGAACGGTTCAAATCCCATCGGCAATAGTCCGGAGCTTGAGGGCTTCTGGGTGACGTATAAGGCGATTTGGGACGGCCCTTATACAAATGCATCTGATAATATTCCACAAGAGTGGTTCTATTACGCCGCGCACGCTACCTATGCTGATTTCCTGCGTATGGACGGACAGACGGATAGGGCTTTGGCTGAAGAAACCATAGCCCAGATGTATCTGGACACCGAACTTACGAAGGCTGATAAGCAACGTAACATGAATAATCTGTTCCGCCGTTTCTCTACCTACACGTCCCGCCAGTTCCGCTAAAAATGAATAACTCCCTCGTTGTTAATCTCTATCCACAGCCCACGGGCGAAACCGACGAACGGTTGGCCGTCAGCACCGCTGCTGTTAGCCTTACATCTGGCTGGACCTCCTCCAAGACGAAGTACGTCCTGATTGATGTTCAAAGTGCAGATGTCATGGTTACTTTTGACGGCTCCGCCCCTACGGCATCCAACGGACATTTGTTCAAGGCCGGGGTGCAGCCGTTCTTTTGGAACAAGGAAACTGCCCGCGTAGCTAAGTTCATCCGCGCTGGTGCGTCGGACGCTGCGGTACAAGCAACCCCCTTCTCCGTCTAAGCCATGCCTAACGCACGCATCGTCAATACCCCGTCGCAGGCCATCCCCCAGAATGGCACGACCCACAAGCAGCGCACGGTGAGTTCGTCGGCGGTGGCGTTTCTTGACTGGACGCTGGCTACGGACACGGAGCACGTTCTGGTGCAGGTGACGGGAGCCGACATCCGCGTTACCTTCGACGGAGCCACCGATCCTACGGCCACCAAGGGCTTTCGTTTGCCAACCAATAGCTCGGCCTACTGGACGCGCACAATGGCCCTTAAAGCCCGCGCAATCCGCGAAGCCTCTACCGATGCGGTGATTGAGGCGCAGGAACTCAACTACCTCTAATAATGGACATCTTCAAGACGCTGTTGCTGGACACTCCGGTGTCCACGGCGATTAGCGGCACGGTTCCCGTCAATCAGGGCGGAACAGGAGCCACTACTGCGGCGGACGCACGGGTTAATTTGCTGCCCTCGTACACGGGTAATGCAAATAAGGTGCTTAGCCTTAACTCGGGAGCAACGGATGTCGAGTGGACGACCAATGGCTCTGGCACAGTGACGAGTGTCGATCTCTCCGCTGGTACAGGCATTAGCGTTTCGGGTGGTCCAATCACTTCTACGGGCAGCATTACGGTGACCAACACCGCGCCCGATCAAACGGTTGCGCTAACTGCTGGAGCCGGGATTAGCATCAGCGGAACCTACCCCAACTTCACCGTAACCAACTCCTCTCCCTCCCTTGGTGGAGATGTTGTTGGTCCCGCCTCGGCAACGGACAATGCCGTTGTTCGCTTTGACCTTACGACGGGCAAGCTGATTCAAAACTCTGGCGTTACGGTTAGCGATGCCAACCTGCTTACCACCACCTCTCTGCAGGTAAATGACAACTCTACCTTTGGCACCAGCAATACCGACACGGTAGATTTTGTTGGCCGAGTTGCTTCCGAATTTAGTCCTTCAACCGACGACACCTACGACCTTGGTCGCGTTGGTCACGAATGGCGCGACTTGTTTATCGACGGCACGGCGAACATTGACTCCTTGGTGGCCGATACGGCAGATATTAACGGTGGCACAATCGACGACGCAACCATTGGCGGATCTACGGCTGC